GTTGTGAGATAATATCCCATAAAACCTCTGGATCACCCTCATACATTTTGGCGATCTTTGCGCTTTTATCATAAAGGTTATCCACTGGTTTTTTGACTTTACGATTGAATTCCTCAGATGTTTCAACCTTGATCTTCGCGCTCTGCGTAGAAAGCTCAGCAATCTGTTGGCGCAAGCCTTCAGCCTCAGAAGCTTTTAACTCTAAATCGTTTAGCTTTTGCTGAACTTCTGGCGTAATTGTCTTTTGTTTAGCTTCTTTGAGCTCATTCCGTAAGGCTTTGAACTTCTCTCCAGCCTTAACCTCCATGCCACTTACAGCTTCCTCGGTTTCCTTATTGAAGGCTTCCTCATCAAAGCCCGTCTTAGCTTCAGCCTTAACCTCAGTTGGCTTAACATCCGATTCAAGGAAGTCATCGTCAAACTTGATAGCGTCAACCTGAACCTCAGCCTGAGCCGCTACAGGTGCGCTAGGTGCGGCGTTAGCTTCTAGCTGGGAAGGAGTAGACTCAGCTGCTGCTGGAGCCGCTTGTGCGACTGCTGGAGTGCTTGCTTCGTTCTGTGGATCAAATAGCTTATCGAAAGCATCGTTGATTCCACCGATGTCTGGATCAGCCCATTTCTGTCCTTCCATTATCTGTTCTGTCGTTTTATCTAGTGTTGGTTGCATATTCGTGTGTTTGTTTTCTTTTGATTAACGGTGAATTAACCGCTTCGGCAAAATTTGAACTTCTTTTTTCATTTCTGCGAAGATGTAAAGTGTCTCTACAATATCACGAGCCCCCTCTTGATACTGGAACGCGAGAGCACACTGCTCAGTTGTATCCGCTCCCCTTTTCCTCTTCCATGCTTCAGTTAATGCCAAGCTTGATGCTTTCTGGAAAACTAGATTGTTTAATAATTCGGCTAATACCGTCTTCTCTCCGTCGCTTAGTGGTGATGTCATAAATTTTAGTCAGGCTAAATCTGAGTGGATTTCAAACGGGTCATTTTAGCTTGAGCTTCAGCATCCCTTGTGATGATTGAAGACATAGCTTTTTGCGCGGCTTGAACCTGCGCCTGTGCTCCGCTTTCTTTGATCATCTGGAGCTTGACCATGTGAGCTTCCATCATCTGCTGCATCTTCTGTTTATGCATCAGATCTTTCTCTTGAAGCTTCATCTGCATCTCCCTCTCTTTAGCCTGAAGTGCAGTTTGCTCAGGAGTCATTTGCCCTTGAGCGGCTTGTGGATCTTCCATCTCACCATCCCGAACCTTTTTCTGAATAGCTTTCATTCCATTGACAACAATCTCACCGATCTGTTGAACCAATTCATGATACTTATTAAGCTCTGGTTGAATCGTTTCATGGACGGTTGTCATTTCAAGGGTTTCAACACAGTGCTTGTAAAGCATCTGATGTTCAGTGGTCCATTCAATCAAATCAACCTCACCAGTATCAACGCCCTCAAGCCCTGCTTGGAGCGGCTCAACGTGAGCGGAAAGGTGAACCATGTGATTTTCTCCATCTGTTGGGACAACATAGTCACCCTCAAGAAGCTCAAGGTTTTCCAACTGAGCAATTTTGAAGTCGTAAGGTAGGCGAGTCTCATTCGGTTTGCCTGTGTAACGCTCAGCTTTATCAACACCAAGAAGCTCGACCAAGTAGTCATATTCGAAATTGGAGCGACCAACTGCATCGAAGGTAGAGTAAAGCTGCTGAACTTGATCAAGAAGCATGATCCTGCTCGCACGTGAGCCTGTTCCAATGATGCGAGTGGCTTTAACTCTCTTGAAGTCGATCTTACTAAAAGCTTCTTCAGGGACTCCCCGAGCAAGGCAACGAGCCTTCATCTCATTCACACGCTTACGTGCGCCTTTGTCCTTCTGTCTGACCGTGAAAGCCCTCTTCACCTTCTCTCGCATGATCTTATCATACGGTCCGTAAAAGAGGGTGATAGCGAAGCTGTTGAGCTTGTTGAGGTAGTCAAGCTGCGAGCTGACTTCCAACTTAGTTTTCCGGTCCTGCTCTTGGTTCATCACCGTGTTGCCAGCAGCTAAGCCACCAGTAGCGCGATTCAAGATGCGCCGACTCTCCTCAATCGCTGGGATCAACGAGTTGTTCAGGTTTTGGCTCATCTGACGCTCAGGGATCTTCATTGTAGGAGGAAGGCAGATAAATCCACCCGCATCAATCAACTGAGAATCCTGAAGGTCTTCTGTGCTTGCTGGCTGAACGATAAGCGAAGATCCAATACGAGCATTATCAAGGAGCTTGCAATGCATGACATCCATAGCCGTGCAAAGTTGGTAAATCAGATAACCAAGCCCACGAACTGTGTAAAGCAATCCACCGTTGCCCACGTTGAACGTAAACAACTGAAACGCTTCATCAGCCGAATCATAGAAGTCACGTTGACGGAACAAGAACTCCTCAGTGCCATTGCCTGTCTCGCAGGCGTGTAGCGTAGTTATGTAGAAGCTGATCTTCCCACTGAATTCTTTAACCCACAAAAAGATCACCTTAACTGGCTCAGCAATCGTTGAGACATAAGCTTCGTTAGCTTTGATATCCCTCTGAACTTCTTCCCAGTTACCCCACTTCTCATTCTTAGATTTCGTCGTTGTATTGACGATGGCTTTCTTAACGGCTGATTCATTCCATCCATCAAGCGCTCCCGCACCAATCTTCGCATAGAGATCGGTGACAGTCATCGAACCCGACGCAGCCGCGATTTCAACGCCACTAGAAATAATCCCCGTGCTTCGTGGAAACTTGAACTTATCCAAGCCAGCAACCGAATACTGCATCGTCTGCTTATCATCAAAAAACGCCACCCCGACTCCGTGGGTGACGTAAACGTCTGACAACTGTAAATGTAATGGAAGGCTCTTGTCGTCGCTTCTGTCCATCGTGGTAAACTCTTCCGCCATGATCTGTGACCATGTGAAGGAATAATTCTCGTCGATGTCTTTTGTCAGCGGTATATCAGCCAAAGTCTTTGGATTCGAATAGATATCCATATAGGCTGAAACCGCTTCGTTCTTGATAGCTGGTCCTTCACCTGTCGTGATATTAAATCTATCAGACTGACCTTTATTCTCTAGCTCAGCATCATCATGTGGTGGGATGAAATCCATCAATCCTTGAACCAACGAGCGGTTAAACGAACCCGTCTCGTCATCTTCCTCAAGCTTCTTGAATATCCCTCGCGCAGCTGATGGAGAACTAACTCTTTCAGGCGGAGCTTCAAGCGTCTCAGGATCGAGCAGCTTCAGGTCGTCGAGCGCCTGTTCGGTATCAGAGAAGATGGGCATATTTAGTCAGGGCTAAGTTCAGTCAATTACGTTTGCAATCAGAACAAGGGCTGTCGATCCAGTTGCTGAGGCACAAGCAACTTTCAACTCATTGTGCGCTCCAACATTTCTCACTGTGGTCTGCGAAGCAGCGTTAATCGTAACTGCTGACGCGTAGCCAGCCCACGTAGATGGAGCAGTCGCATAGGAAACAGTCAATACAGCTGATGCAACAGTGCCACTCAAAGCAAGCACTACCTCCTTACCCGGCGGGACACTTACAAAATAGTCTTTATTCGCCGCTGTCCCGTCTAATGTAATTCTTTGCATAGCTTGATTAGGTTGGAGATGAAATTACTTAATTTATCCTAATCGTCAATAACATCTTCATCTCATCTTCATTTTCCTGCCGCACGAAGTATTCAGCCCCATAACACTCTTCACCTTTGACCATCCATTGTTAACCATCCGTGCTACCTGCTTTACCTCAGCACTCCTAAACTTACCAAGCGTGATAGCCTTCTCGATGATCATATTGAACACGTCAGCTCGGTCAGGACTCCGCTTCAGCCTCTTCTTCGCTTCCTCCTTACTCTCCACCCTCAGAGCCTTGATCTCCTTTTTGTGATACTCTCTCTCAATCAACTCTGCCATCGTCTCCTTTGACAACCCGCTAATCTGCCTCCCCCTAATAAATTCCTTAGGCTGTATCCACAGCTCACTGTTCTTATTATAAAACGGCGTGTTCTGCTCACGAAACACTACCGTCCTCTCACTAGCCTTCCCTTGAAAGTTCACCTTCTGCACCGCTGGACTCCACTGCTTGTCCACAATATGCCCGAACGCCTGTCCTCCCCCAGTATTATCCATGATAGCGTGGTTCGGATTCACCCCAAAGTCCCTAGCCAGCTTCATCCACTGATCCACAATCTGGAACGTGTGCGGCATCTCCTTATTGTTAACATCCTCCTCCAGCGCACCCTCATAACAAAAATGCAACCTATCCACACCATTCACCTTACCCAGCCGCGCAAACGCACAGAACGACCTATCCCCGTCCCTGCTAAAGCTCTCGTCCAACGCAGTCAGCACAATCGGTCTATCATCCCACGCAGGCTCATCCATCTCCAGCACCCCGTGATTCAAAAACTCCAACTCCGAATAGATCGAATTGGTGGCGCCATCAGGACACCAGAACGCCTTAATGAACTGGTAATACCCCCGCGAATCCCTACCTCCACGCTCCTCCGCTACCAAATCACACAACTTCTGATCAGGTTGCCAATAGTAAACATGCCTACCCCGCTCATCCACTAAATCAGGATTCAAGATCCTAGGACTCTTCTCCGCATTCAACCTTATACACCGACCATACTTCGTCTTCCACGCTTCATCAGCCTCCGTAATCGTCTTCCACCCCCCTTCAGGCTCACTCAAATCCCCAAACGAATCACTTATCCTATCTGGGTTACTCATCCCGCAAAACGTCAACCGCTCATTCGATGTCAAGTTCTGCCTCGATGTCCTCAAAATCCCCTCTCCCAAATACGCAAACTCATCCGCCGCCACTAAGAAATTCGGGTTCTTCAATCCCTGCAAATCCTTACACGCCGTCGCAGCCTCCGTCCCCCCAGCAGCCATCAATATAATCCCACTGTTCCGCGTCAACTGTCCCTTCGCATTGATCCCCTTAATATACCCATCCGAATCAATCAGCTTGCCCGGACATCCTTTCTCCACAGCCTGACTCCAGAACTGGTTGATCGACTTCCATATCCTCCCCCTAGCCGACAGCTTCGTCGTGCTCATCACAATAAAATACGTGTCCGTAGGTCTACTCCAATACGACATCAACCCATACAGCGCAACAGCATCACTCTTTCCGCTGTTGTGGTGAATTGCACCCTCAGCAAAATAGTGATGCTCAACCGGAACATTTAAGTCATAAAACCGCTGAACCCCAAGATTTGTAATTGACTCGACCTGAATAAGTGAGACCATTAAGCCGCATGAATCAAAAGAAGCACCAGAATAGCGGATGGAGTCATAACAAGGAACGGAACCAGAAAATAAAGGATTTGTTTCACCAGTTGAAAAGCACTCGTCTTGTAGCTGACCAAATGGAACTCCCGATAAAGACAGTCCAATACGTTTTAAGGATGGCTCATATCCAAACCCCCAGACACGGAAGGCGGCATAATCCATATTCAGCTTGCGACACCAATTCCGAACTCGTTCTAAAAATGTGCAACGATGGATGCAGCTTAAAAGAAATGGCTGCTGCTGTTGGAACAAAAGGTGCGGAGGTAAAGAAATTCCTAAAAAGGAACGGAGTGACAAAAGAATTCCCGAAAGCAACCTACGGGGAGAAGCACTATGCTTGGAAGGGGCGCATTGTGGACAAGGACGGGTATGTCCTAATTCACCACAAAAACCATCCAAACGCGAGGAAACACACTCCATATATTTTCGAGCATCGTCTTGCAATGGAGGAGGCTCTTGGGCGTGTTCTCTTGCCCGATGAAGTAATTCATCACTTGAATGGAGTGAAGGACGATAATCGGATTGATAACCTCCAGCTTTTTGCAAGCAATGGGAAACATCTTGCCATTGACCTTGCTGGTCGTTGCCCGAAGTGGAGCGAGGAGGGAAAGGAGCGTATCCGTATAGCGAATCGCCAACGCTGGCAGCGCGAGCGAGCTTCCAACCAGTTGCCGTCAGAATCCTGTGATCCGCAGTGCATTTAAACGAGTTGCCATCGCTTAGCTTAAACTCAAACAATTCAGCCTCTCCCTTCAAATAAGGGACATCTGCCAAGACAGGCCCATTGAGTGTCATCACCAATGGCCTCGTTTCGTTTTCGCAAAGCTCTTGAATTGTTGGCTGCTCCCCAGTTTCTGGATTTAGCAACCTAGTATCTCCAGCCACACATGACGAGCATCCCGCCAAACTCAAAAACTGATGATTACTCCAATCCCCTATCAGCTCCCTCAAGATCAACTCCGTCCACTCATTCCACACTACCTCCCTGATACTACCCTCACAGTTAAACGCCATATCTATCGCTCTCCTCAAACACCCAAACCTCTCATCAGGACTTATATCCCCCTTCCCAAACATCCACAAATTAGCATCCAACTCAGAACTCCCCACTGGAAACTCCATCCCACACACAATCGGTCCCCTCACTACTTTATCAGCCATACCCTCCATCTACCACACCTTCACCCTCCCCTTCAATTTATTTTTTTCTTTAGCCCTAACTAAATTAATTTCTCTTTAGTCCAGACTAAATTATTTTTCCTCCCCCCAACAACCCTTTCAGTCATGTGTGTAGGTGAAAGCGAGATGGGTAACGACTAGACCCCCGTGGCCCCTCGACAGTGAGTAATGAAGCTCATGTAGTGAACAGCTAGCTACCTAGCTACCTTGCACCAGCATACACAGTGTATGACTGCTGCTTGAACAACAAACACACACTACATGATGAAAACTACTACACAGCGCGTTATGAAGGAGCTTCGCGCTCTCCTTACCACATCTATCCTTGGTCCTGATTTCACCGAGGAAGAGCATGGTTTCACTGTTTTGGGAGACAACTACGTTCAAGTGGACGTAGGTTGGTTCCCTAATAATCGAGGCACTGAGTCAGTCCGAGCTACAGTTGAGTGGACTGATTGGAGTAATGGCTCATGTAAAGCTGAGTTATATGACTTCACTCAAGAAACAGACGGTGATTGGGATGCGGTTGATGGCTGGGCTGATTGGATCAGCCAGATCGGCAAGATGATTGTCGATGCAAACAAAGTGGCTTATTGAGCCTAATCCCTCGCTGGGGCAGCATGGCTAGACCATGCGTAAGACCTCAGCCCAATCGGGATTGATTGGATAAACAATATGAAACACATGAAACACTACACATTATGGGAAGCAGTCATGCGCTGCTTCTGGATCGGAGTGGCTATCTTAGCTGCTCTTGCTGTGCTCAGGCTCTGTGCTTGGGCTGACACTGGAATGAGAGGTGAATCTCCTATTGAGGAGCATATCATCCCATAATCCCTCGCTGGGGTGCTACCAAGACAGGCTGGTAGCGCTACCTCAGCTCATCGGGGAGATGATGATGGCTCTAGACCGAGCTCTAAAACAAACAAAACAAATACACGCATATGAAAACAAAACTGAAAGAAATGATGGACTGGTTCACTGGCCTTGGAAAAGACAAGGTGCAGTTCAAGATCACTAGCGAGCATCACCACGCATTGCTGTGGGCGTTCGCTGTGGCTAGCCAGCGCCGTGACAGAACCTATATCCTCACTAATGGGAGCTTCCGCTTCTTTTGGGGAACCAAGACTGAAGCGGGATTCGTTGACATTGATGTCACCTTTGACAACGAGCGCTGCTTCATGCGCCTTGTGATCAAGGGGGCTAAGGCCGAGGAAGTAATAACTCCTGAGCTGAAAGGAATCGAAGCATGATCCCTGACCATTGGAGAAATATTCCACGCGGAACAAAGCTCACCTACATACCAAAGGGTGGGTCTTGCTTCCTCGTAGACGTCGGAACAGAATACGCCTATGTGCGTTTCCCTTGGGCTAAGAAGTCCACTGAAGTTAAGTTGGAAGTTCTCTATAAGAACTACAAACCAGCTTAGCCCTCGAAACGGGAGCCATCGGTCTTAACTGATCGGTGGCTCTTATTCGGGAGCTAGAGCTAACCGCTCACTTCCCATCCCATCCTCTCAGGCTCTCTCTTTTCCCCATCTCAATCGTTGTGTTACCTTCGGTGTTTGGAGCCTTTTGTATTATTTGTCGTCTCAGGACTCGCTTCGCTCGCTTCCTGTGCTCCTTTCGAATCTCTAACACCGTAATGCTGTAACTCATTGACCTTAAATCACTTATTTATGTCACGTGATTGGCAACTTGGGAGTTTTGGGGGATATT